TTGTTGATATCCTATGATATAGAGATTCCAACGTTTCTCACGTGAGTATTGTGTGGAAGTTATTTTCCTCCTCTCCATATGTCCCTTACAAATTGGACACAGCCCATTAGATGTATCTTCAAAGATATATGATTTATCACATTTCTTGCAATAGAAATCATCATGAGCTCCACAATTTTGACAAATTGGTGATGGATACTTAGATATCAATGTTTTTACACCACTACTATATTGAAACTCCTTCTTGCAAGCACCACATATGTGATACTCCTGTTGTGAGATAAAACATTGTCTATAGTAGATTAATCTCTTATTTTCATCAAATTCAATTTCATATTCTGGTAAGAAAGGTAATGCCCTTGCTTCCGTACCAACTTTAGTTACTTTCTCCGCTAAGTCTTGCGAAAAAGGATATAAACCAAACTTAACTAATTTGTCTTGATAGATATCTGTAAACTTTAAACCTTTATAATCTCTTTCTTTTGAATATTGCTCTTGTGTACTACCATCACTATAATAGCATCTATAGAAGTATACAATTGGACGAGTATTTATCATAAGTTAGAATCTCCGAAGGGGATTGTATTCCCAGTCTCCTTCCATTTTATTGGTGATTAAAAAGAATAAACACATATTAACACTCCACATAAGTGTGTTAAACAGTATCACGCTTCTGTGAAACTTAGTGTGGATACCTTATCCGTGCGATTTCCCGCTTTAGCACCACTTCCAACCAAAACTTGTGTAGCAATACAATAACTCCTACCAACAGCTGCACCAACCACTTGACCAGATTGCACCATGTAAGCATTAGATAGATTATCAAAATGTGCTATAGATACCATACCACCAGACGCTGGAGCTGAACAACCTAAGTAATAGGAATGTCCATTAGTTGCTGTAGATATTGGATAACCATATATTCCTTGAGCACCATCAGCTTGGTCATAAGAACCAGATGGAAAACCTTGAGTGTGTATTTTGGCATTAGCTATAGTTGCTGAAGATACACCTATGTATAAACCAGGTTTTAGTTTGTCTCCTGCCCAACCTGCACCAGATAGATTCCAATCATCACAAGGACTAGATGTCCAAGTCTGATAGTATTTCAAATCTTTAAGATAAGTATCTGGAGCTACTGTACAATTTAAGCAATGAGTAACCCAATAAGAGCCACTTAAACCATTAGCTGCAGTTGGTATAGGAATTGGATAGGTTGTTATAGATGAATCAGAACCATCATCATAAGTCATATAACGAGTTCCACCACCTAAATCTACTGCACTAGCATCTCTTGCGCTAAATGTTCCAGGCGTTGTACCATACAAAATTTCTATTTGTGTTGTCGCTACCATTTATCACCAATCTCTATATTAACAAAATTAATACATACATTATCTACGTTTGTGAGATTTCATTTTAGATTTCCGTTCTGCTTCATCCCTAGCTTTCTTCTCTTGTTCCCATCTATGAATCATAGAGCGTTCAAGAAACGCTATTCCACTTGGGTCATCTCTTCTCTTCTTACCTAGTTCTTTCGGAGTTAGTTTGAATTCCTTACAAATTTCATACGTAAGAAATCCTAGGCCCGACTCAACGAAAGGATTTCATTTCAGACTCGGGTACTCCTGTACCAGTCTGAAACGCAACTATGAGTTCAGTTATGAAACTCTGAAGACCATCAAACCCTATATGTTTAGACCAGAATTCTTCATTAAGTTTCTTATCTAATGATAGATTAGCAGCCATTGTATGAAGTCCTGCATAGATATCTCTCATTTTAGCAAGAGACCCAGCATCTAACTTACCTTCATATTGTGCTGCTTCCACAGATAAGGATAATATCTTAATGAATTCCTCTTGGTTTGGTTTTCTCGCTTCAATACTTCGTCTAGTCTCTGGTGAGGTATTAAAAGAAACATGAAGGGAATCCTCTTTATAATCTCTCTCCAATAACTCACGAGTGGCTATCTGTCTAACATAGTCTTCTTTTTTCTTTTCGTCTGTCTTCTTGACTTTCTTGTCGAAATCTTTCCTTAACTCATCTTTAGTCTTTCCTTTATCGGCTATATGAATCACCTCCTCATGTCTAGCCTATTTACGCATTAGTTATATACTCACCAGTAAATAATCCTTTACCAGATTGTGATGATATATCATATGGTGACATAACTAATAAATCTACAGAACCTTCGGTAATAGTGTCTGCATCCCCAATACTTATATCAAACCCAGTTACTGCACATGATATAAAATAGAAATGTAATGAATCGGCTCCACAATTACCAGATACAAATACATTAGTGCCATTAATAGTTGATGATAATAAACCAGCTGCTGAAGTATTATCTAGCTTACAATGTGTTAATGATATTGTTGCTGATAATGAACCAGCTGCAAAGTAATTACCAGTTTCACCAACTAATTCTTGTTCTACAGTTCCTCGGTCTAATGTTAGAGAGAAATCGGAAATACCCAAAGTTGTATGAGTTACACCTGAAATCCATATACTAGCATCTTTACCTGTATAAGTTTTTGGACTTGTTGCCATTATCTATCCTCCTTAATCACTAACATGACCGGTAGCGTCAGTTATTGTAACTTGATTTGGGTGCATAACAATCCAATCTATTGAAGCTTCTGTAATTGTATCAGCATCACCCATAGTAACATCATAACCGGTTATCTGACATGATGTAAAATACCAAGATAGATTAGAACCAGTTGTCCCAGATATACTTATATATGTAGTGTCACCCAATAAGTTCTTTAATGAATCCGCATTACCAGATGCTGCAAATTTACAACAAGTATATGAACCATTGACTGATAGTGAACCATAAGTGAAATAGTTACCAATTTCACCAACTAGTTCCTGTTCTACCGTTCCTTTATCAAATGTAACACTGAAATCAGATAAACCCCATGTTGAATCTGCTTTAGCGTTGATTGCTATTATAGCGTCCTTTCCAGTCACTGTGCCCACGAATCACACCTCCTTTCATCTTTACTTAAGTTAATATTCATTCTACCACTCATTATTTCAACATAATAAACATACTAGTCATTTACATTTTGCCAGAAACTCCAAGTTTGGATTTTCCGGAATGATTGGATACCTTCTTCAAAGATATCATTATCATTAAGTTTTCTAAATCCAGTACCAGACATAAGAGCAACATCAACCGCATCTCCTATCACTTGGCTAGATAACATACTATCTCTATTGTAGATATCCACTTGAATAGTTCTATCTTCACGTCTCATTTTAGAACCATCTACTGATGTTCCATACCCAGTATAACCATATGTACCACCACCAACTTGAGTTATGGATATACTAGGAAACACATTAAGTTCTCTAGAAAACCCAATTCTTATATTACCAGCAGGTACTAGATTAGTAACACCAGTATGGTTAATAAGAAGTTTTCTAGTAGATGAATATGTAGCGTAAGACATTATTTAAACACCGTTCTAATATTACCACGGATAGATTCTCTGATATGATCTCGTGCAAGTGGTTTAGCTAATTGTATCCCAGTTGTGAAATATCTCATTGGTTGCTGACCTCTAACAGACCATCTCCACATTTCCTCACCCATATATATAAAATGTAATGGTGAACCACCAACTGGTGTAATCGGTCCTGTTGAACCAAATTCCACTATGTGACTATGAGGACTAGAATTTCCCAAACACGCTTGTATATTACCACCTCTCACTTCTGGTCCCTGTCTTATCCAATTCTCATTAATACTTTCGGTTGGTCTTGTAGCACCAGCACCCCAATTAGTCATATTATCCAAATAATCACTACTTGCCTTCTCAATATCATCCATAGATTCTCTCAACCCTTTCACAGCACCACCCTCAACTAATGTCTGTAAGATACGAAGTTTAGATATTATCTTTTCTCTTCCTACTACTTTAATCTTAAGAGATATCATAATTTGCTCAACAATGTAGTAATATGATGGTCACTTGAATCCATTTGTCGTTCACGTACTTCATAATACTCATCATTGTATTTAATCCTATTATTCAAATTAACACCCGCACCAGAAAGAAAGAAACCTTTATATCTAATATCTTTGTATTCACCACCAAAATCAATCCTTTCAGATAATGACACTGGAGCCATTCTACACTTAGTTTCAGTAGTTGAATATGTC